TGTGAGATTCCACTTCTCCATCCTGCCATTAACCCGGATTCCCGGGTTAGCAAGGTGTTTAACGTGTCATGCCTGCCACGAGTTGTTTCGGATATTTATTTCTTTTTTAGAAAAAAAAGTATGAATAACGAAAACCTTAGTCAAGGAGGTGAGCCATCTTGCGTGCCAGATGGCAAATACGCACGACAGGATTCGAACCTGTTTAACTTTCCATTAAAGCGTGCGTACCAGCTATTAAATTAAAGAAAGGAGGATTAAAACAAAAATGTCAAAACAACCGTTTTACTTGTGCTTCCTGCTGCACAATTACATTATAACAGATTTCTTTCAACTACCTCTCTACCACTTTTGTATTTTTAGAGCATATCACGGAGTTTTTCTACGTATCTCTTGACAAGGTCACGTTCTTCCCGGCACTCTGCATCCTTGGACATATCACTCATTTCTGTTGTGAGTTCGTCAAGGTGCTCTTCCAGAGCGGCGAGCATCTTCCTCTTGCAGTCCTCAGATTTGCCGGAGCGATAGCTCTGCTTCTGTGTCATATAGTCGTCATAAGCATCTCGCCCATCAGAGCGGCTGTAATGCCCTCTAACATAATGCTCGCCACGTCTGGCATAAGAACTGCCCCGGTCGTAATCCGGCATCATTCTGCCATCATTTGCGCTGTATCTCCCCATGCTATCATGCTTTCTTCCGCGTTCGCTGTAATCGTCATTGTAGCCGCTACGCATCTCATCAAGGACAGTGTTGTAATATTCCACTTTCTTGTCCCAGTAATACGTATTCTTGATATCTTTATACATATCAATCAGTTTGTATGTCATTTCCAGATTTCCGGTAGTCAGTCCATTGTCAGCGATTTTGGAAAGTTCATCTTCGATTCTTGCACATAAGTCTTTAACGTCTCTCATAATTACACCTCCTACGCTTCTCTAGTCACGACAATGTTTGCGTTCGCAACAGAAATAGCCTGATCGCTTGTGTTCTCTACTGCGATATTAACGCAACATCCACGAGGTACATCAATATAGATACCAGAGGACACATTGTTATACTGGTCTACTGCTGCCGGTGTAGAGATCATCTGAGAAGAAAGAACCGGCTCACCAGAAATTGCAATAGCCAGTGAGATAGCTCCGACAGTACCACCTGTTGGAATTGCGATATTACCAGAAAAATCCACGAAGAATCTCGCTTTACACTGATTAGTCAGTCCTCTCAGAGTGATGATTCCGCTTCCCTCTCTGTGCTGAATGCAGTTAGAACCTTTAACTGCTGTGTTTGAAAATACTACGTTTCCATTTGCTGCTACAGTCTGAGCAGCTACATTTGTAAATTCTGCCATAATTTTTACCCCTTTCATATTACAAAAGGACAGGTCTCGGCCTGCCCCTCTGTGTAATACGGCATAAGCCGACATCCGAAATCAATCGAAAGATACTCTCAATATGAAGTTATCAGCAATTGCATCCAGTGTTGCATCCGCATCCGTAATATGTGTTCGGATTAGGAACCTGATATGCCGGAATCGGTGCTGGATTAATCGCATTAATAAGCTGCTGTGTCTGAGAAGCCATCGCGGTTGTGAGCAGTGCGCTCTGGCGATCCTGAGAAGCGGCACGTCTGAGGTCATTGTTTTCAGCCTGCAAGTTAGAAATCTTTTCGTTGCAAAGATAATCGAGAATTGCTCTTGTTCCTGCATTCTGGCTGTCGATAATGTCTCTTGTGTTACTGTTCATTGTGTTCTGCAATGCGCAGGTATTCTGTGCCATGTTGTAATTTACGCCCTGGATAGCTTCCCTAGTTTCACAACAGCAGTTCGCAAGCTGTGCCTGTAAAGCATTGGTGCTCTGCATATTAGCTACAGTATCAGCATTGATTGCCTGCTGAATTCCAAAGCCAGTCTGCATGATGTTTGTGTTGATTCCATTGAATCCGGTAAGCATACCGTTGTTCATGGCATAAAATCCATCGCACAGGCCGCTATTGATTCCGTCAAGCTTGCTGATTACTGCGGAATTGTCAAATCCTCTCTGAATATCTGCCTGAGTAGCTGCTGTGGCTGCATATCCGCCGCCATTGCCATTATTGCCCCAGCCGTTGTTTCCCCATCCGAAGAAAGCAAAAATGAATAAAACAATAATCCACCAGCTACCATCTCCACCAAACATGCCGTCATTATTTCTACCGTTTCCAGTAGCAGCGGCAATATCTGCTAAGCTATAATTTCCATCCATAATATAATCTCCTTTATTGTGTATTTACATCAATCTGGCCAGATTGTAGTGTACTATTTCATATTCTTCAGCAGATTCTGAAACTGTCCTGCCATCTGCTGAACTTGATTAAGTTGCTGCTGGGAAATCTTTCCAGACTGTAACATCTTCTCAACTTCTGCTTTCGGATCTCCTTTAAAATTCTGCTTAAACTGCATAAACTGCTGTACCATCTGCATTGGCCCGTTTCCCTGCGACATCCCACCACCGAGGGCATTGAATAATGGATTACTCATCTGCGTTTCCTCCCTTGACTGCTGATTCCTGCGCGGTATTAGCTCTAACAGGTTCAGAAAAAGAATTTAATCGGTTTATAATGGCTTCGTATTTGCCCTTTAAATCGTCATATTCCTGTCTGGTGACATATTTGCTGTCCATGTTCTGGACAGGCTGTTTAGGTGGCATCTGAGTGCCTATCTCGTGGTACTCAAATATCCGTAACGGCTGTGGCATACCGGAAACGTCAGTGGATTTTATGTAGAACTTTTCACTTTCACTGTCCATCAGTAAAACGCTTGTTCCGGGTGCTACCAGATAGGATTTTGCTCCGACTTCACCAGATACCCACAGGATACCATTGCTATTCTGTTGGGGTTGCTGTACTGGTTGAGCCGGCATCTGGACAGGCTGTTGCTGGAACTGATTCATCTGCCCCGGAACGCCAAAACTATATTGATAAGGATTGTTATATAATGCCATCTTATGCACCGCCTTTCTGATTATATTTTTGCATAGATGTATCAATCTAAAAAGTTCAAAAAAGTATCGAAAAAGTATTGACATACCACCAAATTAGTGGTATTATATAATCATCAAAGGAACGGAGGAAACAGAAATGAAGAAATACAACTTATCACAAATCATGAAAAGAGCATGGGAACTGGTTAAGAAATCTGCAATGACAATTTCCTCCGGTCTTAAGAAAGCATGGGAGGAAGCGAAAACAATGGAACAAAAATTAGTTGAACTCGTCGGAAGCCCAAAACAGATTGCATGGGCTGAAGATATAAGAAAAAACATGATTTCGTATTTATCTGCTCTCGTTAGAAAATACGAAGCTGAAGACAGACCTGCTCGCGCAGAAAAAAGAGCTAAAGATATGGAGATTCTTAGCAACATCAAAGAAGCTTCATGGTTTATCGAAAATCGCAGTTATGCCGTATATTCTACAAATTATGATTCAAACGATTTAAGCGAATTAATGGCGAACCGAAATGAAATGAATTTATATGAGCGTATACATAAATATGTCAAAGAACATTGATAGAAAGGGGGGACGAAATGTATGTATAAATATAATCAATCTGAATTTGAATCCATGATGGATGAATTAATGCATGATTTCAAGAAAGGCTGTGGAAAATCTGAAGCCGAACTTGATGTAGCTTACAAAATCTTAAATCCCTCTCCTGTCGGTGGGTTTGTCGACAGTCTCGTTAAAATGGATAAAGATTATAGCACGAATCTATGGGAGATCAAGCGAAAACAGATCAAAAGTTTTATACCTGAATGCGACGGATACCAGTTAGACGATATCGTGGCCTATTGCCGTGCGAAATTCTTTAAAGAAGAAGTCGATCGTATCATATATGATAATTCTATCGCTGAAGAATGTGATGTTTGTGTATATGCGGACGGTACTATATTAAGTCCGGAATGGCCATATTTATGTGCAAAAGTATATGTGAGTATTAAATGGATTGACGAAAATAAAACCACTTACACCCGTATTTTCCCATCCGCGGTAGGATTCATGTCTTACAAAACAAAAGGATCTATGGAAGATGATCTGAATCAAAAAGAAAATATGTCCACCATGGAAATGCGTGAACACTTAAAGATATCCCGAGCAGAATTCTCAAGGAGATACAACATACCGATTAGAACGCTCGAAAACTGGGAATCCGGAAAAAGCAAATGTCCGGATTATGTGAGACAGCTGTTAGAGCGAGCTGTCTTGGAAGACTGTGAGAAATAAGAAAAGGAGAGGGTAGAAATATCCTCTCCATATTTTTAACACACTTTAATTATTTTATTGTTCACCCTACGGCTCAATCGCTTCGCCGTGGATATACTCACATTCATCTGTTCAGCGCAGTATTCGAGCGTATATTCCTTACATCTCAGTCGGAACAGTCTTTCCTCATCCGGTGTAAAATTGCACTCTGCCAAGAACCTGTCTATATCTTTCTTTGTGAACACATATAATTTCATGAGCATACCCCTTACTAATGCTAACGCTGATTCTGTGCAAGATAATTTGTAAGCTTCTGTTTTGTTTTTTTTAATTCTTCTACATTATTCCCACTGATCTGACTGTCCAACATGGTCGACAGCACTTCCAGAATCAACGAATCACGCTCTGCAATCCTCTGAAGACTCTCGTAATCTCGTTTGTCGTGTTCTTCCAATGTCTCTACTCGCTTATTAAGTCGGAATGCTGGGGTAATCCACTTAAAAATTACAGCTGCCGCCCCTCCGACAATAGACACTCCTCCACAGATAGACAAGAAAATCTGTACAAATTCTGATATGCTCATTTAGCTACTCCTTTTCCCAGTAATATACCGGGATTTCATTACCGCTATCCCATGTATCAAAATATTTGCCGTTCTGTACTGTCACCACATGACCATCTATGCAGAGGATATACGTACCTGTCGGATGGTCTGTGCAAAAGTCATTGACTGTATAGATATATCGTTCTGACTGTTCTATCAGCTTACGTCTGTATCCATGTTTATAGAGATACGCTCCCCAGACATAATTTGCACTTGGCATATCTGACAGAGCACACGCCTGTATCATTAATCCGGCGAATACCGTTTCCCAGTCAAAACCGGTTGCTTTACATATTGCCCGGACAACGCAATCTCCTGTTCTCTTATCCTTAACAGGATTCGGATTGTAATATTCCCATCTGTCCATCAGTCAATCCCCTTTGCTGTTTTATATCTCTTTGCCGCTCCTCTGGCTTTTGCGGCGTTCTGGCGGCTCCATTTTGCTATCATAAGGCGGTCTTGCAGTTCTCTCAGGTCGTTCTGCTTGCAGTAATCTTTATATGCAGCATTTTGTTTCTGCAAAAGATAAGACTTCCGGTCAAGGTCTTGCTGGAGTGCGAATTTTGTCTGTTCGTCCTTGCAGTTATTAACCGCCGATTGCAGTCCAAGGACTTCACGCTTCGTTTTGCGGATTCTCCGTTCATAAGTACGTTGTCTCTGTTCCTTTTCGTACTGTTTGCCTTTGTTGGCTTTATCTTGTGCTGATAGTTCTGCATAAGGATTAAATTCTCCATCACTGGCTCCAAAGCTATGCCGACAGTTGACCCCTGACAGTCCGCTTACTGTTCCATATCCGGTCAATGAGAACGGTGGAAATTTCTTACTCTTTCCAGAACGAGAGTATATCTTTCCTTGCCACCATGAGTGATTTCCGGGATTCTCGCCGCCGTCACCCGTTCTGGCTCCCATGTGAGCACTGACCAGAATTAAATCCCAGTCCATTTCTTCCATGCGTTTTAGGGATATATCTCCCGTAGCCTGCGCCACACCAGTTCTAACAGAACGTGCAACTGCTGTTTCAATCGTGTCTTTTCTGCCAGATGGATATGTGACTGTCACACCATCACTCACAACGTTATTAACTGCCTCTTTGATGGCTTGTGTATATCCAACTGCCCCAGTCATTACATGATTATATGCAAGGTCGCATTGCTCAATATAGAGCCTCTGAGCGGCATTTGCAGTTGTCCGTGCGAAGTTCTTCCACTCGCCCATGGTCGCAAGCATATTCCGTTCCATGAGTCTTATCATTGTTGGTGACTGTTCGAGTGGCACAGGGCTTAATCCTGCCGCCTTATATACCTTGTCATCATAGTTCATTGCAGTGATTCCGGCATCTTCAAACGCCTCAAGAAGTTCCTGCTGTTCACGTTTGGTGTATTTGGATAGTTCTGCCAGAATGTCCTCTAACAGTTCGCCGGATTCCTGTAACGTTCTAATTCTCCACGCATCAGCATTGGTCAGAATATAGTCCTCACCTCTGCCGATTCTTGCCATCATCCGCGATACGATCTCAGAGATGATGTACTGATGCAGTTCTTCTGCAATTTGTTCGCTGCCCTCTGTTATCCGGCGTAAATATTCTGGGCTTAACATAACTATTCATCTCCAAACAGTTTTGGTTCGTCTGGCTGAGCTTCTTCAACCATTGCTTTTGCATCATTTTCAGTCATTCCCTCGAATTTTACAAAATACAGCCATGCCGGAACCTTGCCGGTGGTCACATACTGCCACCATCTTGCACGGTCGTTTTCACGCACATACAGAATATCTCCGAAATCATAATTGACCTCGTATGCTCCGACTGATGCAAGTCCGTACAGGTCAGCGTAAACGTTCAACGCGTAGATTACTTCATCCAGACAGGATTCCAGTTTGTCTCGAACGTCTTTTATGAATTGCACCGTCCTCTGCTGTTCTGCTTCTACTCCCGTAGCCGTCTGAATACCGCTAGATTCATTAAAAACAAAGTACCCGTTGGAAAATCCAATCTTGTACCCCAACTGACTTAAAAGGGCATTTATGCCGCTTATGCGGGTATCTGTGTTGAGCTGTGGATTGATTTCTTGGTAAAACTCTTTCTCGACCTGCCCGAACACATTCTTGACAAAGTGCGGTAACCTCATCTCGTTCCGTCTGCTCTCCATGCCCTGTGGCGACATAGCTGCTACAGGTGCGCCGCTTGGCATCAGCAGTCTATCATCTGCCAGAACAATCTTCTGCGAATCAAAAATCTCTCCGGCATTTCTGCTGTATGCAATGTCGAGGTCTTTCAGTTCTTCAATAGCTTCAGCAAATATCGGAAGTCCAAGTGGTGTGCTAATATCTACATTGTTCGCTTGTGGCGTCCGCAATACTCCATACAGAGGCCCGTCCAGCTTCTCTCCGTTTGCTTTGAGAATCGGCGGCGTATCTGCCATGAGGTCAGCCCATTTGGTCTGTTTAAGGTCAATCTTATCTCCAATACTCTGAGGAGATTTTGATACATAAGCTCTATTTGAAACGTAGTACGGATAAGTTGTCACACCATCCACGGTGGTTTCAACAAAACGATGATATTCGAGCCTTGTATAGTATTTTCTTCCGACAGTATAAGAATCCTTAAATATAATTCCTTTGATTTCCTGATTATCATAATCCACAATCATCACATCTGCCGGAGTGAATACGTCAAGACTCTCCCCGTTTGGCTTAATGAATACCGTTCCGTAGGCGCAGCCATATTCTACCCAGTGACGTATTTGGAAGTACACTTTGTCTATCTGTTCCTGTAGCCATGTAGCCCTTGCAGAACCATCTATCTGAATGCCAATCGCCAGCGTTGCGAGCCGGGCTGTCTCTGAGCAGACAGATTTAGCGAAATTGATCGTCTTGATATTATTCTTATCATCTAGCCATTCCGGTGCGCCCCTGTAGATGTTCGCACACCGGTTAATCAGTGATTCCATTTCTGGAAATTCTGCCGCTTGGATATTGAAATCCTCTTCAGCTTGTTTTTTGAAAATCATGTTAAACCACCTTTTTAGTGTTGTTATAAGTCCCATTATGCACTGTAACCTCTCCTGTTAAACAACGGCTCATAAGCATATCTAAGTGCCGAGATTGCATGATCATCTCCGTCAGGATAACCACTTATTACATTTCCCTCTTTGTCCCGATCGTACTCATATTCTGTGATTTCTTTATATGCGTTCGGTGTTCGCTTCGGGTCAATGACTATAGTCTTTGTCTGTAAGAATTTGAAACCATACTCGATACTTCCCGGTCCTTTGATTGCTCCTCTTGCAGGAAGTCCGGCATCCCGGAAGTCGTTCACAGATTTAGGTTCCGCAGAATCACATATCATTGTGTAATCATCATAGCCTTTTTTCTTAATCCAATCAGCGGTCTTGGAGTTGCTCCATTTATTTACATACAGTTCGTCAATCAGATATATTTTTTCTCTAGCAGAATCATAATAAGTTCGGAGATAACAGAACTGGTCCGGGTACCATCCATAATCTACGCCAGCGAAAATACGATCCATGCGGCTGATTTCTTCATCTGTAATATCTCTGATTTCGAGATATTCAAATACGTTTCCGCCGTCACCGTTCGGGACACCTAGGTATTCATGTTCATAGGCTTCTGGATTGATTTCTTTCAGATGTGCTGCATCGTCAATAAACTTCTGTCCGAGCCACTCCGCCGGGGCTTCCAGATAACTCGAATGATGAATAACTCTTTTCGGGTTAGGTATCAGTTTAATCCTGTTTACCCAATTTGATTTTGATTTTGGCGGATTGTATGATGAAAAATCATAGGATTCATCACCACCACGAAGCACTGACTGATTAACAGAGCGTTCCTGAGCATCTCCCTTCATTTGATCTTTTTCTTCTTTCCAGAGGATTCCAATGTAGCCAAACTCCGGCTTAATGGATTTTAGCTTAGTTTCATCGTCCAGACCACGGAAGTATATTGTCTGTCCCGTCTTAATATACTTGATCTCAAGTGGTGACACCTTGCATTCAAATTCTTCCATCAATCCAAGTTCATTGATAGCCCACTTCATACTGGCATATACAGAATCTTTCAGAGTACCGGCCACCTGTCTTGTAATGCAGGCGTGCATCTGAGGATTATTTTTGATAAGTTCAACAATCTTAAAAGCTACGAATGAGGATTTTAGACCGCCTCGACCGCCCTCGAATACATATTCAATGTTGGGCTTAATCTGTCGGTTAATATCCACAAATGCCTTTCCGAGCACTCTGGCAGGAAGTTCATATTTGCTTTCGTCTGATTTTGATACAGCTACTAACTGCTCCCATTTGTCTACTGCCCGCATATTTCCTTTAATAGCTTTATCGTATACGGCAGCTACAATGCAGGCATTGTTGTTTGCATCCTCATCAGATATTCCCATCTTTGTGAGCTTCTTCTTTGCAGCAGCCGGGGCAGGATTTTCAGCTATCATTTTTGCTAATTCAGAAAGGGTCTTTTTTTGACGGCGTACTTCTCCCGACTTAATACCGCCTTTTTTTGTTATTTCTCGGAGCTCGCTCGGAGTTCGTTCAGAATTCGGTATTAAATTTTTCTCATTTGCCATCCTATCAACATCCAATCATATCCTTTCTGAATTCAAAAAAGTCCCCAGTATAGCAGTTATATACAAATATAATACCACACTGGGGAGTTTTAGCTCTCTACCACTTTTATAAATTTTTAAGTTTTTTTTAAAGCCTGCCGATCAGTTTGGCCAGATGATAATATTCCGCCATGACCTTGCGTTTGTAGCCGTAAAAGTCATTCTCCGTTGCAGGAACCGTCCTGATCTTCTCCATTGTCCGATAGCCGATGCTGTTCACAATGCTGTCATAGATTTGCGATTCGATGCCGGGTGCATATTTGATAGATACCTGTAACAGATTGTATTTGTCGCTCTCGTTAAGATTCCGCAAGTGGCTTTGTAATGTCGGTATATCGTCCGGTGGTACTCCGTAATCACTCAATGTTGCCTTTCTCAGTTTCATTTATTTCACCTTCTTCATTTAAGTTCCAGTCACATGGCATGCCTCGAAAACATTCTGGACAGTGTTCGTAGAATCCGCAGCCTTTGCAATCTGCTGGCTGTCCAGTGCAATATTGCTGTAGTACGTGGTATGCTGATATAGCAAGATTTGGCGTTATGTCTGGTGTAGGTTTATTATTCATTTCTCCATCTCCTCCAGTTTCTTTACCGTTTTCCTGTAATCTCTGTTTGCAGACCGAAACATCATCAGAAGTATTTCAGATACAGGCCTCGCTCTGTTGGCTCGTTTGGCTTTCTTGGCACATATAAGTTCGTTTCCTTCTGGGACATATATTCCTACATGATACGGGATTTTCAAAGATACTGTTGCAGCTAATTCCCCTGGCATAACCAAATAATTGTAATCTCCAATGAAATTCAATCCATGGCCAGATTTGAAATCTTCAATAGATGACTTGATTTCATAGCAATAGCAATCACCTTTTTCTATCCCGGAAACACTATTGTTCACTGGAACAAATTTCATATAGTCCACTCTAACTGCATGGTTTGTAGAATAATCAAACGTCACCTCTTTTGCCCAGTAGATACGAGGATCGTTGTTCGGATTGATTTTCTTTTCAATCATGGTTGATAATTCTGCCGTAATCTCAGGCCTTGTCATTCTTCATCTCCTCCAACTTCTTCTCAGCTTCCTCACGTGTGAGAAATACTATTCTTCCAATATCTTCTAAACGGTAGCAACTTTCTCCCATATCTTCTTTGCCTATTGCGTCAAACCTTACAGCACGTTCATTTTTGTAACAGAGAAAATGAATTTCTGAAACAGTCATCGGAATAATCGGTTGCTTGGCTCCGGCATTCACTCTATAAACCGTGTCTCCAACCTTACACGGCAATTTCACAAGCAAGCCCTGTTCTTCTAAATCCTCGTAGTCAGCAAGTTTTTTAATCATATTCTTTATTGTTTCGCAATTTCCTGCACCCTGTGAGCAGCTATCGCAATATTCACCACACTCAAACTCTCGTTTTTCGTTATATGTGATACTATCATCTTCCCGTTTTGTTAATCTCTCCATCTCTTCCACCTCTTATCGCTTGCTTTTATCGCTCGTTTTCATCGCTTGTTTCTGCAATCTCTCTCAAACAGGCATTCCAACCAATCTTGAAAAGTGGCTCGAAATCTCCAAGTTTCCGGTCTTTCTCGTTATCGAATTTCTTTGGCAATGGCTTCAATGGACACCATTCAGGCCTTGATTTGCTTTCACAATCATAATGTTCTTCTGTCATCAGAATTTCATTACAGCCTAAGCATTCAGCTAATTCACACAAACCCTCATATTCAAGTTCACCGCAGTATGAAATTCCGAACGGGCAATCATAGCAATTCTCTGGTGTATCTATTACTAATACTGATTTACTCATTCACTTCACCTCCTCTCAGCATTAGACTCAACGTGTTGTATCCCGGGCAAGTCCTGACCCCGTTTCTGGTATCTCTTAGCAGGACACAGTACGGATATAATGCCATGACCTCATAGACGTGTTCTGTGGTGTCCTCGCCGTGCTGGTCGATGTATTTGAAGCACTTTCCGGGTCTAAGAAAATATCTTGCACATACATACGCTTTTGTTCCGAATATTGTACTTGCGCTGCTCATTTATGTTCCTCCTGTAATAATTCTTTATTGTCAAAAATGTTGCCAACTACTTCATAATGTTCAAGATCAAACTCACCAAGATATTCTCTATCCATGCTACCATTTTCACGCGTTCCCCACCCATTAATGTTCCATTCAACAGTTTCATATGTCGCATCCTCTGGGTAGGATTCGTCCAAGTGTGCCATCAGAATATCATTTTCCCAAATTTTCTTCCCGTTCTTGTCACAAAGTCCTGTGAACTGGCAGAGGGTTTCAGGATTAATAGGTGGTGCGTATAAAACACCTGATTCAACTGGTTGCATTCGATATTCAAATAAGTTTAACCGTGAATGATCTATTACTAAACACCCCTCAACCCATTCACCGTTATCAATCCGCTTTGCCTTGAAAAGAATTTCTCTCATACGTTCTACACCTTCTGTTCAGAAAGTGGTTCGAATCTTTTCTTCTGCTTTACATTTGGATATTTGATTCTATCCACATCACTCGTAAACATGCTTAACGGTCTGCACCATGTTACAAGTGGGTCTGCAAAGCACTTGTAAATCACCATGATTTCATCTGATTCTGTATTCACTGCAAGATCAGTAACGATATAGATTCTTCCTTTGAAATGTCTATATCTTCTTCCTACCATGCTATCTCTTAATTCTTCTAAAATTTCACCTGATACTTTATTCATTCAACACCACCACCTTTCACGATTTCGATTGCCCTTTCTAAAGCAAGTTTATCTACTTTGCCTCCATATGAACAAGTACTAAGATATCTGCAATATCCGCATTCTGGCCCTAAACAAGCTGTGTATTCCTTATCTTTTATATCTTTGATTTGTCTTACAACTTCATCTACATCAAAAACTGTTGGTTGTCTATTAATACAGTCAATAAACTCTTTTTGGTCGGAACTAATACTATTTCCAATTTCCCAGATTTTAATATATTCAATTAAATCGTCTGCATCAATCAGTCTGCTCATCTCTCATCCTCCCACACTCCCAACAGCCTCATTCTCTCATACAGTACAGCGACGGTCTTGCGCCTGTAGCCGTAAAAGTCTTTCGAGTTCATCGGGATATATCTTTCTATGCTGATTTTTCTGTAACTTTTCCGGTGTAGGATATTCTCGATAACCATATCCGCTATCACCGTGTTTTTCGGGCAAGCTGACAAGGCGGCACTGGTAAGCAGGTATTCGTACTCTGCCGGGAAGTCTTTCAGCATCGTATTCAGTTTTTCAATGTCTTCTGCCGGAATACCGTAGTCTTTCAGCTTTTTATTCCTTGTCAGCATACCGTTCTCCTTTCTATTCGTCTGGATGGTGCTTGTCGTACATGATCGCTATACATACAAGACCGGTCACGCCAATTATGATTCCAAGGGTGAATCCTAATAAGAATGTAATCATGGCTCATCCTCCTTAATATAATTTTCACACTCCTCTGCGTATTCATAACTGTCCGTGTCATCACATCTGCACTGGCAGGAACCCTGTTTCGTACAGCAGATGTAGCATTCTGTTTCACCGTCCGGGCATTCTAATTTACATCTTCCCATTAATCCAGTCTCCATCCTTTTCGAAGTAAATGTATCTGCTGTTCTTCTTGACCGGCCCTGATGTGTCAATACCGTATTTTGTCAGCAGATTTCTCAGAAACTTTAATTTAAACTCTTTTAACGTGATCTTGAATCTGGTGTAGGTCTTGCCGCCTTTCTCAAAAATTAACATTTCCATGTTCAGTCTTTCTCCTCTTTCCTCATAATTTCTTTTGTGCATTTGTCGCAATAGCAGCCTTCCTGCCCCTCTATCTTGTATAAGAAGCACGTCCAGTGTCTGTTCCAGATGCCTTTATCGTTGCATCCCTTGCAGCTACCTTGCCCATCTCCTTCGCATCGTATTATTTTTAACATTTATTCAGTCCTCCTTATATGGTTTTGGCAAGTACATCCATGCAATAACTTCACCGCCTATACATTCTCCGTTCCATTCACCATAGTCATTAATGGACGCTGTCTTTAACCACTTTCCGTACATTCCACAAAAACCACTATATTTAACAGTTGCAATTACATCTTTATGTTTCTCCGGCAATCTCTCACTGACCGGAATCCAGCTGATAGATTTTAAATGCTCAATAACTTTCTTCTGTTCATCTTCCGATTTACAGTGTATTACAACGTCATAGGTATCATCATATGCGCTAAATGTGCCGTCTTCATTCTGAATAAGTTCCATTACGTCACTCATTTCTATCCTCACTTTCCATATGTAAGTAACTGACACGCTATCGTGCAGCCCTCCATGATTTCAATACTCAATAAAATCAGATAATTCCATCTGGCCAACTACATTGTTGTCTTGCATCCACCATAGATAGACTTCTTCGCCACAACTCCACTTGGTATCTTTTCCGCGCAGCTTGCGTTCCTCAATCATTCTGTCAAAAGAATGTATGTAGGCTTGCTTGTACTTTGGAAAATCATACATTTCCTTTTCCCTCTGCTTCTTTGATGCAAGTGGACAGCCCAAACAGCCTAACCGATCATATCCGCATTGATACAGTTCGCATACCTGAACGTCTTTCTCACCAATGAATTGCCAGATATTCTGATCTGTCCAATCAATAATTGGATTAACTACCGTCTTTGCTTTCATCTGACAATTCTCAAACAACCTTCTAGTATTATCATTGTCAGTGATAAGCATTTTCTCATCAGAAACACCGATGCTTTTACTTGTTGTCTGTCCTAGTACTTCAAACGGGCTCCTATTGCTTCTCTTACTGCTTTCAGCCCATCTAACGCCTGTTGCAATCATTCTGTTGGGATTCCCGCTTTCTTTCAGTTCTGAACAACAATACCGAACGATTCTGGTAGGTGGCATTAGTTTTCCGGGAATTAGATTCCACATTGTAAGACGTTTTCCTCTCTCCCGTACATGATAATCAATCTCGCATTTGACGCCTTTGTCCGTCAATTCAGAAAACGTATTCTTGATATGCCTTACTGTTTGCGGTGCATCAACAGTGGTATGCGAATTATGAACCTCGAACGGGATTTTAGATATTCTGAATAGTTCCAGAAGTACATCCGAATCCTTTCCGCCGGAATACTCGCATACAAGTGGTTTGCTATAATGTTTCAATGAAATATCGCTTGCTAGCTTCAATCTATCTATGGATTTTTCAATTAATTCTTTCACACGCCATACTACAAATATCCGTATGGCAATTTTACAATCTGCTTTATAGCCTTGGGATTTATTACCTCTGACCGTTAGTCTATTCTGCGCTATATAGGAGAACCAAGGCATTCCAGTCTAGCATTTATCAAATTTTACCCAGCCTATTCTGATTAGGTGGAACCTCGTTTCACGAGGATAAGTGTTATTCCTTTCTATATTTAAACTTCATTTCTCTCCTATCCAAATGCTACCTGTCCGTTATTCTGCATGTAAATCATCGGCGCAGCTTTACGCTCTCCGACTTTCAGATACGGGCAATTAGCTTTCACAAGTGCTTCTGCCATAACTGGCACAACACTGTTTCCAATTCTTGCTACCTGTTTTGCAATCGGGTAATTTCTCCATTTATAGTCCCGATCAATGATGTAATCTTTTGGAAATCCCTGCATCACCTTTAATTCTTCCGGCTTTAGCATTCTGAGAAAGATATCTGAAATAATGTATTTCTCTCCATGGATATCAACCAGAACATTTACTAGACCAAATCTATCTTTTGTGGTGATAGTCCCGAGTGGCTCATTAAGCACCTGTCCGCATCCTGTCCCATAATATTTAACCAGAAAAGCGGATATCACACCGAAGTGACCGGGTGATGTGGTTATTGTATGCAATGGTTCATCACATCCTTGACCGATTCCAGTCTTGTAATACTTCGTGATAAAGGCTGTCACGAGACCATATCTGTTTGATGTATCAATAGTCTTAATTGGCTCAGTCAGCAATTGTCCTCTGGAATCGCCTTGTCTGGTTTCTCCGTGGTACTGAATGATAAATGCTAATGCATCTTTATTTTTCACAATGTAAGGATCTGGATTATCAACGATATATTTTTTGATTCCATTTGCAATGCGTTTCTGTGTCGCTTCTGCCAATGGTTTTGGACGGTCAAAGATGCTTTTACCTAAGTCTGACCAATCAATGTAGTCTCCGCACTGTTCATATCGTTTCAGGCCGTCTATTCCGAAACGATTATGTGTAGGATTTGGCCATATTATCTTCTTTCCGTCTCTGCGAAACACTGCATACCAACGTTTCCTTGTAGTCGGTGTTCCATAATCCGCAGCTACCAGTTCCCGGCTGTCAAATTCATAACCGATATTTTCCATTGCTGAAATGAATTTTCGATAATCTTCACCGGCTCTTTCCTTGATCGGATGTCCTTTCTCATCCAATGGTCCCCATTGTTGTATTTCTTCCACGTTCTCCATAATGATTACATCTGGGAGAATTGCTTTTGCGTGTTTATATACAGCCCATGGAAGAATGCGAAGCCCTTGTTTCCTCGGCTGACCACCTTTCGCTTTTGAATGACTTGTGCAGTCCGGTGAAGCCCACATCAACGCTACGTGCTGATTTCCGACGTATTTCTGCAAATCTACTTTGAAAATATCCTCTGTCAGATGCAGTGTTCCAGGATGATTCGTCTTGTGCATCAGGATAGCGTCGGGGTCGTGGTTGATTGCTATGTCTACTGGTCTTCCGAGCGCCATCTCAATTCCTACGGATGCTCCACCGCCACCGGCAAAACAATCTATGATTAAATCTTTCATTTTCTACTCTCCGGGATTCTTTAATACAATCCCTAACTCTTCTTTAATAGCGTCTACATAATCAATCCATTCTGCCAGACCGTCATTGATATAATCGGCAGCCCGGTCAAGTCCATTTCTGAATCTCTGACAGCGTTTCTCGCCAAAACCAAAATCATCATGCAGAACGGCAATCGACAATATTACGAACGAATCCGCTATAACCTCTTTTATTTTCTCTGAAGCTTTATCAAGGTCTTTTACTGCCAGAGAAGTATGTATCCCGGTCACACCCCGGAACTTGCATTCCTGTTCAAGAGCTTCAATCCCGCCCTGCCGAACAATTCGTCTGGCAAGGTCAAGCCCGTCCTCCCTGCCCCGTTCATATTCACGCATTTTATTCATTGTGTTAAACCTCCACGCTTTTTTAGTTTTGCCATCCAACAGCCCTCCTTATTTTCTGAGTCAGAATGTCAAACTGTAAGAATAATTCCCTGTCCTTACATTTCCTTGCTTTTATGTCACAGTCATAATCATTTATCTGATATTTCCCTTCTAACAGGTCGCCATTATCCAGATATATTTGAAAGACGCCTTTAGAAATCCCGAACCGTTCTAAAATTTCTATTCTGCTCATACTGTCGACGAATGTACCATCTGCTGTAACAATGTCATAAAGTTTCATTTTATCTCCTTACTTATCTTTCTTATTCCGTACCCAACCGGAGTATATGCCCTGTCGGTACTGGGGTGGTTCGTCTTGAGCAGGTCATCATCAATCAACTGATTAATATGTTTCCAGACCGTAGCTCTCCCGGCATCCACCCTTTCAGAAATTTCCGTAATCGACGGTGCATATCCAACCAGTTTGATATAACTGACGATATACATATAGATTTCTTTCCTAAGAGCCTGTCCCTGCTCGTATCTATTCTTTGTGTTGTACATTCTTACTCAATCCTCTCTGCTTAGAACTTAAAGCATTATTTAAAGCTAATATGCAGTCCAGAATGAACTGTTTATCATTCTGATCAGGACATATGCCCGCCAACTCTCCAAGTTCGTCTAAGCGATTACACACCTGCTCAGAATAGTCGTCCGTAAGTTCCACCTGATAGAACTCCTTTATAACTTTCCAGAATTCTGTCATAAACCTTTGTATAATTGGAATATCCTTGGCTTCTACTTTCAATTCCTCACATCCTTTTTGTATACAATATACTGTACACTGTATACGTTCTATTAATTTTTAAAAATTATTTATATTATATATAATAGGTATAATATAAGTAACCCACAGTAACCGAGATGTAACCGTACTAATTCGTGTAAACCATTGATTTTACTACATGGTAACCGAGTAACCGAGTAACCCTGACTTTCTCATATAGGGAAATCTTTATACTCAATATGTGCATATAAATACTCATATATATATATATAGAATCAAAGGTTACCTAGGTTACCCGGTTACCTTTTGAACGAATTGTTTATCAATCAAACACAATATCGTCCGCGATCTCAAAATCATCATTGCAATTCACGAATCCTTTTGGAATTTCATCTACAATTTTCAAGAACACGCATTTAGTGACAATTCCGTCCAGCTTCTTCGCTTTGGTCGGATAACCCCTGCTGTCAGTTTCCACAAGTCCCTTCTTAACAGCCCATGACAAGAATGCCTTTCTGGAGAATTTTCCAATTTTGCACAGGTCATCAAACGCTACGCTATAGATTATCGCAGTCGACGTTTTCTCTATCGGATCATTGTCTATAATTCCCCATCTTTCCGTTTTGATGTCTGGGTTATCATCGAACTTAATTCCATTCATAGCGATCTTGTCAACCACGAACCAGTAAGCACGTTCATTTTCAGACACTATTTCTTTCTCTGTCAGGAGGCTCTTTGCTGTCTCAATGTCAATGTACTGACCATCATGGAATAGCTGATCTGTTGCGATTTTATCTGCTGCCAGAATGATACTCATAGATATACTCTGCTTCTGCATCTTGTCATCGTCCTGTATAAGCCCCTGATAGTGCTTTTGCAGGGCTTTTATATCATCAATAGACATTTCCTTGACTGCGTTCACAAAGTCGATTCCTGCATATCCGTAGTTCTTTTTAAGGGTATCTGCGGTAAGCTGCGGATCGTCAAATATCTTTTCAGAACACTCAACCTCAATAATTCGGTTAATTGCCCCACCCTGGCTGACGTATCCGGCAAGCGGACGCTCACCATTGGTCAGAATGCAGTTCTGCCAGCGGTTCTCCCGGTTTACACCCAGCTCCTTGTTAGAACGACTTTTTCCTTTGCCGGAACACAGATCGTACACAATACCCTCGAAGTTATCTTTGATCTTAGCGGATACCTTGGAGGTATCATCCAGAATTAGCGGAAGATTGTTAAGCATATCAGACTTTGCTTCCAGAGCCACATCTGTTGTCTTGAAGTCTCCTATATATCGTGATTCGCCTGGATTCGCCCAAACGGAAGCTCCTAACATAAGCGTCACAGTCTTGCCACCCTCAGTTTCTCCCCAGAGGTCTACAAAGAACGGAAGTGCGCCGACAAGCTTAATCAGAATACTGGCGAAGCTTGCAGCCAGCATGATTTTTGGCTCTATCCTTCCAGTAGCACGAACCTTCTTCACATGCTCATACCATTCTGTTCTGCTGCCGCCTACACTGATACTTTCATATAGTTGCCGGAACCTCATATCTCCATCGAATACAATATCCTTGTCATAAGGTAAGAAATAATCCCTGATCCATCCGATTTTGCTGGAGGAATACTGAATGTTGATATAATCGTCATTTGCATTCTCAACGTCTGACAGATACCGTACAAGAAACTTCGCATTCTCAGAAGTCACTGAAATCCCAAGTGCAGACAAGCCAACGATTTTAGTAGATGATGCAACCATGGTTTTCGGTACAATAACCTCGGACCATTTGTTATTCCTCTTATAGATTAGCTTTATCTGTTCTTCTCCGGTCTCCAGATTCTTCATCCGCTCTATTGGAAGAATAGGATGATAACAGGCTATAATATCCGGCGATCCTGGATTTGTGTTTGAAATTCTAATTCCATCATCGTCCGCTATCCAGTTAAGGCATTTCATTCTGTCATATTCACAATCAGAGAAATTAGTCCACTGGTCCAGCATAGACAACGTCCTATTGCTCTTCTCTTTCTCGATCATCTGTTTCTGTACTTTTGTGTAGGCTTTAAGCAAATCCTCAAATTTTTTCTTTACGCCAAGCTCTTTGGCTCTGTCCAGAAGAGTCAGCGTAAGACGTGCCTTGTATATTTCGTCTTCCTGGCTGAATATCTCGTCAAACACTTCTTCGTCCAGAATAGAATCCTTCGTGAGCTTGCTTATCATTTCCACTTCTAATCACCTTCTTCCAGTCCTGTTATGAATCCATGATGATATAGTGCAAGTTGCAACCTGTTCCATACTTCACACCATCCGTCAGACAATGGCTTCACCCTGTCAAGAATAGCCCGATAGAAATCTATATCAGACAAGCATTCTTGCAACTCGGCCTTTTTCTTCTGTTCTTCCTTCTGCCGCATTTCCATCTGTTTCTGGTGGCGGTATATTGCCATTCTGGAAGAGAAATTTGGTTTCTGGTAAGTTCCCCCAAGTATGGTAAAAGCTGTCTTAAAATCGCAATTATCCATGTTCTGAACGAATGTGAATATGTCACCTGTTGCACCACAGCCAAAGCAATAATAGCTGTCTTTGTAGATTTTCATGGATGCAGTACGATCTCCGGTGTGAAATGGACACTGAACAAATCCTGCTCTGTTCGGAACCATTCCATATCTGCTCAGAACGTCCCTCATGTTATTCTGTTGTTTAATTGTTTCTTTATCCATTTAACAGAATCTCCAAAATTCTTTTGCCAGTGTCTTTCTTGTCACAAAACAGAAATTCAACACCGTACTTGCGCTGCATCGTGCAAAGAATCTTATATAAGACATCTCCATGCATAACTTTCTGTTCCTGCTCTACCCAGATGCCATTCTTTTTAACTCTTTTCTTTGCCCGTGGGTTCTCCCACCAGAGAACATCATCCAGTTTTTCAATCCCTTTTCCATGCTCGCACAGGAACACGAGTTTTATTCCTGCTTCATTTGCCCGGATGATCTCAGCACGGAATCTTTCATGCTGTTGGCATACATTGCCACATAATTCAGAAAGATTTTGCTTTCTGTCAACAACCAGTCGAGGGTTGTCATAATTCATATAGTCCCCGACGTAAAGCTTTGACACAAACCATTTTTCTCCTGCTGCATCAAATGTTTTTTTAATGCCATCAATAACTTTCTGATGTTCCCTACTGTCAATTTGTATCATGCGAACGGCAACTCCTCGTCAATTCCATCTGGAATGCTCATAAAACCATCCGGGTCTGTTTCTGGATGCGGTACTTCCGACTTCTGCTGGCTCTGGTTAGCACCTTTGCTTTCACCAAACTCAATTTCTTCCACAACAATATCTGTTGTGTATACCTTCTGTCCATCACGATTGGTGTAGCTGCCGGTCTGGATTCTTCCAGATAAGTCTGCTTTCATTCCTTTAGAAAAATATTTCTCGATAAATTCTGCCGACTTTCCGAAAGCGATACAATTCAAAAAATCTGCTTTCTGATCAGAACCCTCTTTCGCAAATCTTCTGTTTACCGCGATAGAAAACCTTGCAATAGATGTTCCATCATTGGTGTACTTGATTTCTGGATCACGTGTAAATCTTCCTGTAAGAATTACTTTATTCATGCTGTTACTCCTTTTCTGTATGCTGTTTATCATAGTCAATTAACATCTTCAGGCATTTCTGACCTTTTTCCTTGGTAAGAGACTTAATATCACTTACCTTAAATCGAGTCTTGATCTGTTCCAAAAGCTTAGCTTCCGGGTACTTATCAATAATGTTTTTAATTGACATAGTAGTCTCGGAACTAATCATCTCAGTTTCTTTTGCCGATTCCGCTTTCCTGCCGGACTTTTTTTCTTTCTCGCCTGTATTAGTAGAATCACTGTCTTTATTATCATCAATACAGAACAGTCCATTTAAAGCGTATTTTCTGGCATAAGATGAAGCTGCACCTGTCACCTGTGAAGAATCCATGCCTTTCTTAGACTCTTCTTCCCTTGCATAAGCAACAGTTGTAATCTCACCGGTATCTTCACAGTCGTTCAGATGAGCTTCTGCCCTGACATATATTCTGTCTCCAACAACTTCCATCCGATCTGTGACGCTTAACACAGTCTTTGTTTCTGCCAGAAGCGGTTTTACAGCTTCCAGAATATCTTCACAGCTTCTGTATTTGTATTTCCCGAAGGAATTGTACTGTCCTTTAGGGGCTTTCAGTTTTGACTGAATAATACCCAACTTCTCATATATATTCACTTCTATTCCTCCTTGTCATAAACCACATGTTTACTGCCCTCAATAATCAGCAAACTTGCGATATCTTTCATTGATAAGGTTGATTCGTTATAGATTTCGACCAGCGCGTTGTATGCGTCTGATGAAACCTTTACAACCTGGTTGTCTTTTCCAGTTACCAGTTGCTTCTTTCTTGCCGGAATACGGATTTCAAATTCACTCACTGATACTTTCCTCCTTATATGATTTCTGAGCCGTTAAAAGCCCATTTAGAGCCTGTACGTAGCTCGCCAATGTTCTTGCCTTATATGATTCTTCAATGGGGTTATCCGGGACTGTGGCAAGCTGTATATCAATCAGTCTCAGGACCTCATTAATCCTCTCGTCCATGTTCACACCGCCTTAAAAAAGCAATACAGATTGTCTGAAGCATCTCCGAACTTCTCTCCATCAATATCTTCGGCTTTGTGGTATTCCACATGATCCAGAGACATATCACAGTTTTCATAATCCAGAATGTAATCACCTCTGGACTGAAGCTCTCTGAGCAGCTCGTTGATACATCCTGCTATCTCCAGACTGGGAAGAAGTTTCATAATCGCTATCTGTTTACTCATTTGGACACTTCCCATCTATCAGAAGTTCCAACAAGAATGCTTTGATTATTCTGAGACTTTCACGACTTTCTTTCTCATAAAATGGGTTAAAAGATACGTTTTGGTACAAATCCCATTTAAATTTGTCTTTGGGAAGACAAATATCTTCCTTCCTTTTGAGTCCAAATACGCTCATGCCAAAAATTGAATAGTTGAACGTGGCATTTGCTGTCGGAACTTCGTTCACAACTCTTTTACAGAGTTCATAAATTTCATTAATCTCTTTCTCGAACATCTTCTTATCCTCCTTATTTCTTACCGGTCTGCTTCCATCTGGCGTACTGCCCATGCTGCCGAGATACCGAAAAAGATGTTCAGCCAGATGGGTATATCCACATATTTCCCGGCAAGCATACAAACAGCAATTAGCATATATTCTTTCATTTTATTTCATTTCTCCCAGAATCCACGCAAGGTTGCTTGCCACCAGTGCGGCGGTTGTTACAATCCATGCTGTGAACCATTTCCTTGATTTCTTCTTGCTTTCCTCGACAATTTCAGTCGCAAGTGCTACGTCGATGTCAGCCCATGTAAGCTGGCTTTCGTTTCTAATTTCACTCATATCGTGCTAATTTCTCCTAATTTTTTCTTATTTGTCTTTACAATTAGCAGATAGAGGCTTATAATTAACCTGTATCCACTAAGGTACTTTAGTGGGTGCAAAGCTCCGGGGTGGAGGTTTCGGCTCCCTCCGGGGCACTCACTTATTAAGAGCAGCCTTGCCTTTCCAGACATGGCCGGTCACTTCATAAACTTTCCTAGGGCTTATGATGTATGTGATTCGTCCACCGGAAAGGTTTTTTGCTGGCTTGTTATTCTGCACAGCCACGCCAATCGGCAACCATCCATACACAATCCCTGCTCGGATTGCTGTAATAGGAAGTCCAATCAGTTGACTCGCGTCGGCTACAGTCATACTCTCTGATGAGAACTCCGGCATCTGCGGAATGCCTGATATGATTCTCGCAACCTCTGCGGCGAACTGATGAACTTCTGCATTTTCTTTGATGTAAGTATCAACTTCGCTCATTTCATGCTCCTTTCTTGTTTTCTTTTTAGAAAAAACTTTCTGTCTTCCCGTCAACCTATTGTATTTCCTTTCCTCTCTACCTATAATGCATTTGCAGGCACTGACATGCCGAGTATAACGAAAGGGGGAATTATATGGTTGAAACAATTACACGACTGTATCATTGTCACAAGATTCACAAACACGTGACTGTTTATGAAGAGTATGAGGCTTCTGATAACAGCCGCCGCCTATTGCGGTGCTCATGTCCATATCATCAATACACGGAAATGAAGCCGCACTGTGATGGGTATAATGATCATGGTTTTCAATGTGGTTATGCAAAAAATCAATAACCAGACTCACTAACTCATCTGGTCGCTCACTTGGCGATAGATAACAGTAAAGCCGAAGGTCACATTTGCAACAGTCTCCACCAGATTCTTTGCAGTGTTGACTGACGGCTTTATTAAATTGTAATGCGTCCATTTATTCTCCTTTCTGCTCTGGAATTTTTGGTTCAAGAAACTTGTCAGTCCCAACAGATAACGCCCCGCAAATTAATTCGTATTCATCGAAATCTAATCTGCGATTTCCATTGAGAGAAAGATTGAGTTTCTGAACAGGAATGCCAGTTTTATTGGCGACAAATGTCTGTGTTATGCCGTTGTTCTCAAGGTATGACTTAATTTTTTTACCAACGCACATTCTCATTTCTCCTTTCTGTTTGAATTTCGTTCTCATCGAACAATTACAGTATAACTTCGAACTATCCGAATGTCAAGAAGAAATTTCGAGAAAATCGAAATTATTTTATTGACAGTTCGAAATTTCTATATTATTATTAATCATGAAAGGAGGAACCGATAATGACATTTGGCGAGAAAATCAAGCAAGCCAGAACGGCAAAGAAGCTGACTCAGAAGCAACTTGCAGAAAAAATCAATGCAAAGCATAATTCAATTAGCGACTGGGAAAAAGATAAGTGTAAACCAGATATGGACACCATTGAGCTTCTATGTGGCGTTTTGGAAGTAACACCGACATACCTCATGGGTTCTAAAAGCGATGACGATTATGCAATCATAATTGGAAATCTTATGTCAGAACCTGACATCTTAGATTTTATCGAGGAATACAAAGCACTCGATAAAGAAGATAAGAAAGCAATAAAACAAATAGTTTCATCACTAAACAAAAAGAGCAAGGGTTAATCCCCTTGCTTCTTTGATTTTAGATATTTGATAAGAATTGTATAGACAAATTTTAACTTGCCCTCATTTTCAGTATTCTCTATCATCTCAATAATTTCCTTCTTATAATCCATAAATAATCCTCCCTGTCACAACTACCACCTACACTACAGTATATGTCCGGCTGTGGGAAATAGAACCGAACATTAGTTCGTTTTTGCTATTATACCATCTATTCCGACTCTTGGCAACTGCCAAATATACACATGGACTTTTGTTATTTCGTAGGCAAACTTTACAATCTCAAAGAAAATTATGCTTTTGCAGAGGAAAAATGCGAGATCACAAACTTTTCCACCGCCGTTGTTTGTATGTGGATACTTCTGGACAGAATGCTCCTGATATACCATATACGAATGAACTATCTGCATATCTTTCTGATTATTATTGGAAATTATCTTTTGTGGGGTGTGTACAAGACTAAATACCTTATAGATCAGCAAGAGAAGTACAAAGCACTTAAAACATTTCTTTTTCATCTAAATCACTCTATTTCGTTCTAAATCTTTACAATATGCTCTTAAAATGATAAAATAAAAATACCACGAATAACCGTACTTTACATAATATTGCAAAATCAGCGGTACAAAATACATAATCCGCATAAAAAGTGCGAAGTGTGGCGAAAACATATCAGGAGGGTGTTTATCATGAATGAAAAGAAAAAATATTGTAAGCACTGTGGAGAACTTATTGACGACGACTGTGTAGTGTGTCCTAAGTGTGGAAAGCAAGTAGAACAATTAGCTTCCAATAACAGAGACATCATCATTAATAATTCTGCATCTTCCTCTGCATCCTCAGCGGCGAGTTCAGGTACACCGTATATAAAACGGAAAATGCCATGGTATTTAAGTTGGTTTTGGATTTTAATATTGGGTGCTTGTTCTGGTGGAATTTATTGGATTGTGGGAATTGTAATGAGAGTAAATTGGAAATCACATAATTAAATAAAAAAACCGCCCCGGCATTGGCGTACCGAGACGGCGTTTATACATCTCCGGAGAGAAGCTATATTCTGGCAAAACATATTGTATCATCTTCGGAGCAGTCGAACAAGACAGAAAATTTGTTCGGCTGTTATTTTTATACCTAAAACAGCTACATAAAGAAAAGAGGAATAAAAATGGCGAAGAAAAGAAAGAAATATCCAAAACTGCCGAATAACTTTGGCTCCATCCGATTCCTTGGCAAGAACCGAAGAAACTGTTTCGCAGTGCATCCACCAGCTACACAAGACGATACTGGTAAACTAAAACGTCCGCCGGCAATCTGCTATGTAGATGACTGGATAAAGGGCTTCACTGTCCTAACAGCTTACAAAGCCGGCACATATCAACCCGGCATGGAACGGACTCTTGAGGTGTCCCCTACAACCGACATAGATACTCTTATAAGCCGTTTGATTGCCGACTACAATACAATCAAGGGCGTAGAGGACAAACACCCGGAAATAAAGAAATTGACGTTCTCAGAGGTATATAAGCAGTTTTGCGCGTGGAAATTTCCAGAGGGGACAAAACTGTCATACAGCTCAAGGGAAGCATACCGGACAGCTTATACAAACTGCACTGTTCTGCATAATCGTATATTTGAAGATTTAAAGGCTCCTGATATGCAAAAGGTTATTGATGATTGTACATTGAAAAAGCAAAGCCAGATGGCTATTTTGACTCTGTTCAAGCAGATGTACAAATATGCAGTCTACTCAGAAATCGTAACGGAAAACAAGGCGTTATATGTCCATGTCAATGCTGATAATGACACCGAACATGGAACGCCATTTTCTGATCAGGAGATGCAGGTACTGTGGAATAATACCGACGATCCAGAAGTACAGCTCATTCTTATCATGTGTTACTCTGGTTGGCGAATCGGCGAAGTGCTAAAACTTACAACCAACCTAGAAGAGAAGTACTTTCAAGGTGGAATCAAAACAAAAGCCGGTAAAAACAGAATTGTTCCGATACATTCTGCTATATACCGTTTTGTCGAACAGAAAGTACTGACACAAGATGGTAAACTATGCGTATATACTCAGCAACACCACAGAAAAGCATTGTTCTATCCTACACTGGAACGTTTGGGAATAGTCGGCAATCCGAAACACACGCCGCACGACTGCCGACACACCTTTTCTGCTTTATGCGAAAAATACGGTGTCCGGGAGAATGACCGAAAGCGAATGCTAGGCCACTCCTTTGGTGGAGACGTCACGAACGCAGTGTACGGTCACAGGACGCTGGAAGAACTTCGAACAGAAATAGAAAAGATAAAAGTTCCATTTGTGACTAACTGTGACTAACGGAACCTATTTTAATCTTTCTAAAACAACCGAAATATCGTTATCGAAATGCCGGAAACCCTATTAAAATCAACGTTTTCAGCGATTTTACAAGGATTTCCCACATTTCATTTTCATTATTCTAATTTTATCAATTGCGACCAACAAATAGAATTTAGAAAATTGTGCAAATGCCTGTAAATACAGTGTTTTTAGCACTATTATATTAGGAAACAATATTTTTATTTGTGACTAACGTGTGACTAACGATAACAGTCTAAAACTTCCGAAATGATACTAAATATGTTTAAAGATAAAACTCCCGGGGTTAATTCCCCGGGAAAATCATTTAGAAATTTCTGTAATTCTGGTGAATGTTCCTTTTGGAACAAATTCAAAAACAAACCCTTCTGTCGGATGCGGGATGCGGATGAAGTACCATTTCAGCCCTGAGCTGTCGGTTTCCGTGTACTTCATTACCTCTACAACTGCACCTTTTTTTAACTTCGGAAACAGCTTTGACGGGCTGTTTTTGTTTGATTTTGTATAACATTTTGTGCCTTTTTTAATCTGCGCAATGTAGGCTCTGGTGCTCTGCTTTTTGGCCGTATCTGAATCTGAAACTGGTGTTGCATTCTTCACTAAGTTGTAGTTTGGAGTGCAGAATTTTGTTCCAGGAAGATTACTGTTGTAGTAACTTTTCTGGCATACACCACCGCCATTTGCGATAATTGCAGAGCCACTAGAAGTGTTTCCTTCGACTGTCCAGAACCGATCTCCTGATACCTTTATTACGATTCCAGTGTGTGTAAATGTGCCATTTCGATAAAAAATAACAATATCTCCAACTTTTGGATTGCTGTTCAAAGTAAACAAATCTGCCATTGTCGGGCAGTAAACGTATGGCCAGTGTTTTAAAAGCTTCTTTGCTGTGTCTAAGCCGAATACTTTCATCATGCACCACGAAACAAACGCTGCGCACCATGGCTGTCCTTGGTAATCCGGTTTAATATCTCGCCAGTATTTTGTGTAATTATTTTCTCCGGCATTTGCTGTCTTGCTATCAAGCTGACTATTGCTTGCCTTTTCGAGATAGCCAACCTCGTTCTTTGCGATCTGGATTAATTTATCAATTGCTTTCATGTCTGTCTCCTCACTTTCTGGAAAATATGTTTTCAGCGCATTATAAACAAATCTCTGCCTGTCTTTATATGCTCCCACCTGATTCCCTATGTCCGTCTGGCAGGCTGCGTAGAGGTTGTCGAGCGTATATGGTTTCTGAGTCTTTGCCAGAATCCGTGTTACTGCCCCTTGTCCGCCTTGGTGCCTAAAGTTTACGCACATGGCTTGCGCTCTAGTATCCGTAACGCCCTGTTTAAGGGCTTCGTCTGCGTAGGTGGCTAATTGTTCATCCATAAGGCTATCTTGGCATTTAATACCCAAATCGGACGAAATAAGGGTAACTATAGTATCAGCAAGCTGTGATACTCTGGAAATATTAAAGCATTCCCAGTTTGCGGTCTGGACTTGTTCCAGAAGTCTGACCTTGTCTATTTTCTCCCACTGTTCCGGGTTGGCATCGTAAATTCGTTCCAGAAGTGTCTTGGCTTCGGTTCCGTACCACTGCCCTGCCCCGATTGTAATTGCGTGTTCATCTGAATTATTCTCATAGGCTTCTGTGAAGTCCGAATAATCCTGTTGTCCGTAGACCTGTCCGCCGGTTTCGACTGCGTAAATAATCTTCCTGAGAACTGTTTTCTGTTCGTTTGTCATGCGTAAATCTCCTATATATTTTATACTGACACAATTAGACTATTTTTATTTGGATAGGTATTTGTAAATTTCATAAAAGGTTCTGGTTAACTAAAGCCCTCTTTAGTTAATTAGTTTCCGCTTTCGGTTCTTCTTCATTATTAATATCCATCAGCTCATTATACTGTTCCTCTGTAATTCTGCCCGTCGCAAAGAAAATATCAATCTTATTTTTCAAATCGTCTGTCAGACCGTTTCTTTCTTTAAGTTTTAATAATGTTCTATATAACATAATTACACCTCCAATTCTGTTAATGCTACTGCGTATTCGCTGTTGACATAGGCTTCTGCCGCCTGTAAATCAGTATCCTGAGTACGTACATCCATATCATAGATATAATCTCTCGTATCGCCTATCTGCTGTTTCACGTAGTTCCAACCGTTCTCCATTGAAATTGGATAATTGAATATTGTATATCCGTCAAGCTGTTCGCTATTGACGCTGATATTTGTAGTTGGGTAGTATGTTGCAAGTGCCTTGAATGCGGCAATTTCTTCGGGAGTGAGGTCGATTTCGGTTGGTGTTTTTAAAGGCAGATAAAAATGCACATTATTTTCTGAAAACCATTGAATTAATGCTTCAGAATTTTTCCATTTCTCATTCATATCGGTTATTGCAATATAATATGTTTGGAACCAAGTTGATAAATCGGTTCTGGTATTCGCTGCTATTTGTTTAAAATGAGAAGACATTATTCTGATATCAGCTGGCATATTAAATCTGATTGTATCATTCATCCCAAAGCGTCTAGGCATATTATTTCCATTAGGATATAAATTCCATGTATAGTTTTTCGCTTCTACATCATCAACCATCCTAACCAACTTCCCACGTTCCACATCGAAGTAATCACTCACATACTCCTGACCGTCGATTGTGACGTTACCACCACTTGGGACTTTGACGCCATATAAATCATATGGGGGAGTGACGGTCTGTTCGTGGTAGGGTTCGAAATCATCGTAGGTGGCAGATGCATCTGTACAAATCATAGGTTTTATGATGACATTATTTATGATTGCACCTTTAGGGATTTGAATGTGGATAACTTTTGAGTCATTTGTCGCATCAATGTAAGTGAATGTCACTCCATCTCCTGTATCTCCCGCACTATCTTTTCCGTTAACTAAATAAATAGATCCTGATACATTTTTAACCCAACCTGTTATTCTATACATTTTGCCGTTTTCAATATGAAAATTCTTAGATAATGATACATCAATTAGTGCCTTCGCAATTCCATTCAGAGTATAAGTCCCATCTCCATTTGCAGTAAAAGTAACACCGCTCTGTGTAGTAGTCTGTAATGTCGTATTTAGCAAATTCTTCCCGCACACTTTGACCCTCGGTTTCACTACGCTCTTAATCTCCTGCGGATAGTCAGGGTTCGGGCTTGGGATGCCGCCAGTGTAGGGTTCGAAATCTGCATAAGTAGCTGTTGTATCTGTTGTAAGCATTGGCTTAAATATTAGATTATTTACTGTTGCGCCACTTTTAACTATAATTGCTATGTTACTTTCAGATTCTTTAAAACTGCCAATTGATATTCCAGAACCATACTCATCTAAGATTTCTGGATTTCCACCTTTTCTGTATGATCGGAGAAAATACTTTTGTGCTGAACCACCACTAGGACAACCAACCATTTTAAGGGAGCTTGCACTACCATATACATCTGCAAAATTATAATATACAACAAAAACTGCAATGCCTGTCGCTGTACCATTTACAGTATAAGTCCCATCTCCATTATTGGTACAGGTAACGCCATTCACTGTAGTAGTCTGCAACGTAGCATTCAGCAAATTCTTCCCCGAATACTGTTTCTGCTCAGACTTCCCATACACCATCATATCCATGATTTTGCCATTGTCAGAATCGGCAAGATAGGTTTCACCTTGCGAACTGGCGTAGAATTTGGTAATTTTGGTGGATAAATCTTCCTTTAGCGAATCAATCTTTTTGTCGTTGCCTTTAAATTGTTCACGTACAGCTTCACCTGCGCTAGAATAAGCAACCCCATCCGCGCCAACTCGAATATCAGCAAGTTCAGCGTCTGCCGTGGTTGAACCGTCAGGTAAATTTGATATATTATCAACTCTCTGTTTTAACTGTTTTCCATTGCTGTCAACCTCATTGATAGCCCCCAAAACAGTTTTGTCAGTAGTGTTTAAATTATCAAATCTTCTACCCATTATTTTATTTTCAATAAAACCCGACAACACCGACAAACCAAGACGTTTGTTTGCCTTGCCTGCGGTATCAAGAATCATCACCTCATCTTTGTCCACAGGATTTGCTTTTATCGTATAATCTGTCCATTTTGGCATGGCTATTTCCTCCTTATGCTAAATATTTTTCCCTGATATATTTTTTAACTGCATCAAGATGAGCCTGTACATCGTCATTCATCACGAGAAAATTGCCTTTATTGTTCTGACTGACAACTTCTCCTGTTTCCTCGTTTACCTCAGAATAGGTGTAAGCAATGCGGCCTCCCTCTCCAGTACTAAGATTCATAAAACTTGTTAAAATCTTCTTCATGATATTGCCTCCATTTGATTGATAATGCTTAATCTGTCGTTAATAAGCTCTGATTCATAATCTGGTTCCAAGACCTCTGCTTCTTCTGACTCATAATTTGGTTCCGGGATTTCTATATCTCTTGCGTCTGTATAAGCCGTATCTCCCGGGTCAGTAAATCGCATATGTTCATATTCGACTTGTCTTGCTTTGATTTCGAACGAAAATTTAAGTCCCGGAGTTCCTTTTACAATAAAATAATTCTGCTCTTTCTCAGCTATCCAGCAGTCGCCCTCTCCTTCTCTTTGCAAGAATACATAATATTTAATACCGACATTTGCAGATTCCTGAAAGATATCATCTATGTCAATCATACAAGTTCCGTCATCCGATATTACAGACTCACCGATATCTCCAAAGAATGGGGTTGGCATTTCATAGCAGTAAAAGAGCTGCTCATCATAGTCTACTGTCGAAACTGATCTTGATTTTGTCCCTCTTACTTTCAAACTCCCTCTGATAGAAGCATCTGCAAGGTCTGTCCCCGTACTTAAACTGTAGAAATGGCCACTGGCTTCTATATGTGTACCTGCTGTAACTTTTTTTGATGCCGAAACGCTGTCTGCCGAAACGCTGTCTGCCGAAACGCTTTTATTAAACGAGGCCGAGCTTGCATGTACGGTTCCTGTATAAAGATTGATTCCTCTAATACGCGTTCCATACAATGTCCCGTACCCCGGTACATATATTCCCGTATTCGTCTCTGAATAGATCTCTCCAGCTGAAGCGTCTAGCGTTACTTCTCCATACGTGCCACTTGCTGAAAGCTTCCTATATCCAACTTCCCATCCAGCCAGATACCCGGTGTCAATATACGAGGCATTCAGATACACCTTGTTGTCATAAAGATATAATCCCTGTGTTTCCCCGTTGTTGGTTAATTTATTAAAGATTTCCAACTGAGTCATATCTGACGCGTCTTTGCCATCATCGCCTTTTTCTCCATATACACCGATAACATGTGGAGTAGTGTTCACACTCGTTCCGTCCGTGTATGTGGTTGTCTGATAATTCCACAAATATCTTTTAGATGATGTTGGTGTCTGCACGGATTCCGTCCAACCTGATGTGGATGTTGTCACACCTGATGAACTTGAAGAAGCAAGGTAATGTTGTGCAATTACAGATACGCCGTTTCCAGTATCGCCTTTTATCTTCGTCCAGCTGTAATTACTTGGATTTGTAGAATCATTCTCTTTAAAATCGGTATACTGCCCGATGTAAGTCTTGCCTGCGCTATCAGACACTGAGAAACCTGTTTTTCCGTCAGAACTGGTCGCATAAGCAATATGGAGATAAGATGTTTGCCCGTTATCTCCATTTGTTCCAGGGATTCCTTGCGCCCCGTCCTTGCCTTCAAATCGACTCCATGTGTATTTGCCAGGGTCGTCGCTATCCGCTTCTGTATAGTCCACATAAGTGCCAATATAGGTACTTGGCGTTTCACTCATCTGACTGGAAGAAGTCGGGTTCGCAACAGAACTATATTTGATATGAAAATAAGATGTCTTTCCGTCCTGACCGTCTTTTCCACTTATTCCGTCTTTTCCATTTATTCCCTGAATACCCTGTAATCCCTGAATACCCTGTTTCTGTTTTGCAATTGTAAACTGCTTCTCAACAGAGAGGTTATTATAAGAAACTGACACGGTAATAATTCCTGTATCAGATGAGAGTGCCGTTACTGTATATGTTGCTCCTGATCCTGAACCCGTAACCCCGCTTCCGGCAGTAAACGTTATAGTTGCGCTGTTTGTAACATTCTCATCGCCATACAACGCCGCCACCGTCGTTTTACACTCAGGGAATGCCGTGTAATTGCCTTCCGCATCCGTTGGAATACCCTGATACTCATTCGATAATGTTACATTTAGAGTCTTATATTTCTTCGCTTCTTCCGTAGCCGCATCCGTGGCAATATCGGATACGCTCTTGCCCTGCAAAGAAAATTCGGTGGCAAGAATATGAACTTTCCCGTTATCATCAATGTATAAGGTCGTTTGGTTGTCCTTATCAATAACCTTAATCCCTTTTGCATTGATGAATTTACCCGCTAAAAGTCCTGCAAGGATGTAATTTGCGTTAATATACAGCTTTCCATCCTGTATATAAATCCCCTGGTCTTCACCGCCGTTCGTCAACTTATTAAAAACTTCATTCTGCCCAAGGCTCGTGTCATACTCTTTGACTGCATTATCAATGTCGGTTTTGTCCGCATATTTGAAATCAATCCAGTCAGTGTCAGTAAACGCACCGTCCGCTCGGCTTCTGACTGCTGTTTTGATAGAAGCTTCACCATTTGCCTTTGATGTAACCCAGAAATCTCCCATGTTGTATGGTGGCTTGGGTTGTTCAAAATAGACTGCCGCTTTCCCGTCAATCTTATCAAACAGATAATCTGGTGCTTTCTGCTCGACCCATTCACTGCCATCCCACCGCCAGCGCGTGTTAGCGTTATTGGCGGTATTCTGCCAAAGGTCTCCTTTGTGGATGTATTTACCTTTTTCCCAGACAATTAAAATCTCATTTCCGCCTACGTCCAGAATGGAATTACCGTCAACATCTGTCCACGGAATCTCTTCTGTTTCTGTCCATTCAAGCGCCGGGTCTGTATCCTGACTCCAGGTCTGAATCTTACCGTCAAGTTGCTCTTGGAGACTTTCAATCGTATCCGCAAAAACACCCTTGATAAATTTTGTGATTGCAGAATCATCTGTATATTTAGATGCTCTCACCCAGTCATCGGCGTCATAGCTTGCACCCTCCGCCTTTGCTTTTTGACATTTGAGAATGTCCCCGGTCTTTCCCTGAACCCATAAATCGTCAATATCGTAAGGGGGCACTGGTTCCGTTCCAAATATTCTTTTCTTTGCATTTGCCGTACTTTGTGCCTGCGCCGCATCAGCCAGAGCTTTGACCACCGCAGTGTCTTTTACATAGTCCCATTTGTATTTACCATTAATCTTTGCATATCTGTAAGCCTGTCCACCATATTCTTCGTTGTTTACGATATAAAACAGGTCACCTAAGTGCTTTTCTTTAGTTGTATCATCCGTCCAAGTGGATGCCGGTTCGTTATTACCATCAGGAACATAGTCTCCAAAGAATGCTTCTATCTGTCCGTCAATCTGCTCCTGAAGAACCTTAATCTGTGGAGAATACACTTCTGTAATAAACTTCTCAACCTCGGCATTTGCCACGTTCTCTGGCGTTTTCCCTTTAATTCTAAGCTCTGTGGCATTAAGATTGACAGCCCCTGTCTCTGCATCAATGCGGAATGTAATGTTCCCGTCATTGTCTTTTGCCGTGAATCCTCTTGTATTGATCCAATCCGACTGTATACCGATAGCATACAGAATGTTCAGCACTGCATCGCCGTTGCTGTCAAATCCAGCTTTCCAAGTCTGCCCTCCGTCTACTGACAAGAAGAATCCATCAGCACCCGTCTTGTAGATTACTTTAGAATCAGCAAGTGTAGGTTTGTCGTGACGGTATGATATCGTGGATCCATCTGACTGGATTTCTTCTGTATAGTAGAAGCCGAGAGTGTTGGCTGCCAGTTCGTTCATCTGCTTTAGCTTTGCATCATAGGCAGTAATCTTTTTCTCGGTGTCTTTCTTTACATTGTCAACCTCGACCTGCATACTGTCTGGGTAATCGGCATTAAGGTCTTCCATGCTCTTTGCATTACAAGAGAAGCTTGTACTGCCAGAGAATGCAAAGTCCACATCTGTCAGATATGAATAGTAAATATTGCCTTTAATGTCGGAAAATGTAATTCTATCTCCAAATGTGGCGTATCCGATCGCTGCGCTGTCGCAAGAGAATGGTCTCAATCTCATACCGACAAGCTCTTTTCCAATCAAGTCAACGCCCGCCTGTTCATTGCCACTCAGAAGCTTGTTATCAATCGTAATGACATATCCGTCTGTGCCGTACTTATATTCCGTCTCATTGTCTGTATACTTGACCCCAGTAACAACCACGTCGTCAACATCATAGGTAAGGTTCCTGATAGCATTTGGATTAAATCCTTTTCGTTCAAGAACTGTCTCGATCTCGTTACTTCTAACATCAAGGATAGTGTTTCCATTAATGTCATACCGTAGAACTGCTTCTAATGTAATAGTGTCTGCACCATCACCAAAAGTGATGATTCGCAAATTATCATTCTCATCAATGCGAGCGTTGCCGCCTGCCAGAGCTGCAACCATACCGATTACTGCTCTAAAAGTGGTGTTTTCCGGCTTCTTCTGTACCTGATAGTCTGCGTTTTTAAATGTTGCGTCGCCTAACACAATCCCGGTCTGCTGACAGGCATCTTCTAAAACCTCTCCTACAGAGCATGGGAAGACAAGATTCGTTTTGTAGTCTGCCTCCGCCTTACTCATATAGTCCAACAAAGTAAGGTTAATCTCATCGGACGTGGCGGGCTTTTTCGACACAATAAATGTGCCACGGCGAATGGTTTCTAATCTATCAGACAGTTGCAAATTTAAAAATAGGGTAAACTGCGCCCCGGCAAAGTTGTAGTCAGAGAACCTATCATCATCATTAACCAGTGCCAATGTTGCTGTTTTTTCAATAGCTACACCTATCGGGAAGTCCCCGGAATCAGAAGAATCCACAATTCCGTTTCCGTCAAGGTAAAAATCTTCTTTTTCCAGGCTTAAAGTTGTCTCATCACGCAGTACCGCATTCGCCGTAACATAATAGTTACTATTTAAGAGAGATTCTGTTTTTAACTGATTTGTAACATTAATCATACCGGTCGAACGCTCCTTACATTAATAGTTAATCCTGTCCATCGTTCCTCATTGTCTTTGAGCGTTTGCGCTGCCATGTTGAAATTAGATGCATAGAATGTTTTGTCAATCCATTTGCCGGGTGTCCGAGGGTCTTTGTGATGAAAAGTGAACTGACTTTTATTAATCATTAAATTCAGAATGTTCGCAATCTCTCCCCATTTAAGTTCTCTCCATTCCATGTCATATCCGGCGATAGTCCCTATTGGCGTGTTATGCATAACAAGATCCTGACTTCTCTTAGAGCTTTCTGTTGATGTAGTTGCGAACACCGGTTTGTATGTGTCGGGGGCCTTTATAATGACCCCATCAATCTTAAACTGTTCTTGCGACATTTACACACCTCCTAACAAGAATGGATTTTGACCGCCATTTCTGCGTCTCCTAAGCTCTGCTTCATCAATAATAATGTCTAATAGCTTTCTGCCAGATGCATTAACTGTAACATTGTAGGTATTTCCGTCTCCCTGTCCTTTTCCTGATTCTTCCCGGACGATCTGACGTAACAGACTTTCCGGTGCTTCCAGGTTATTGCCTTTCTTCTGGTCACCTAATACCGCAAGGAATTCTGACCTTGGTGGAATAACTGCACCACTGGCCAGATATGGGATAGTTCCGATACGTGGAAATGTTGCATGAAATCCGATAGTCTTTGAGCCAAACGGTGTTGGAACAGTCCAAGGTCCAAAGGAAAATGCAGATTCAATTCCACCAATTGCATTATTAATCATCCCAACTGCATTATTAACAATGCTGATTGCCTGATTAATCGGAGCTTTAATAAAATCCACAATGCCTTCAAATGCAGATCTGACTGCATCTCTGGCGGCATTAAACTTATTGATGATAGCATTTTTTATCGCTTCTACTTTATTAGAAACAAATGTAGTTACATTTTCCCATACTTGGGATGTTTTATTCTTTACGCTATCCCATACGCTCGCAACTTTTGTTTTAATTGCATTAAATACTGTGCTGGCTGTGGATTTAAGAGAGCTCCAAAGGCCAGAAAGTGTCTTTTTGATTGCGTTCCAGATTGTTGAAGTCAATGCTTTAATCGCATTCCAAGCAGTACTGATGATGCTCTTTATTATACTCAACGCACCTTTTGTTACGGTTTTAATTATCTCCCACGCACCTGACACAACATCTTTGATAAAACTCCATGCTCCATCCGCAATCTCTTTTATTCCCTGCCAAGCCAGTTCCCAGTCTCCTGTGAAAACGCCGACAAGAAAATCAATGATTCCGCTCAGTGTATCTGCTACATCACCAATTATTTTAATTAATGATTTCATAACTTTTATTGCTACGGTGCCTACAACGTTAATTATTTCTGCCACGACCGGAAGCAAATTCGCGATTATCCAGTTAATCAAAGGCACTAATACCGACTCCCACAGAAGTTTCAGAGAATCAATGAGTTTTCCGAGGAATGTTTCTATCTTTAAAATCGCATCCCCTAATGGTCCCTCTAATAGCCCTTTGAACTGTTCTGCCAGTCCTTGCAAAACTGGAAGAACATAGGTGTTGTATCCAGTTATCAGAGTCTCAAATATGCTTGATAATCCATTCGCTATAGAATCAAAGAACGGCTTTACGTGTTCATCGTATAACCTCGATATTGCGTCACTAAGGTTTTGAACAACTGTTAAGACCCCACTTGTTACAGTTTCTATTACTCCGAGGCTACCCTCGATTGCGGACTTTAAAATGTCCTTGTTGTCGATAAAAGGCTGCGCAATCATGTTAAGGATATCTCTGCCAAGTTTTGCAGCCGTTTCTGTAAGAACCATTCCGATTTCAGCAAAGATTCCGATTAAATCCGCAGTAATCTGCTGTGCGGTTTCTCCACCAAAAACCGAGAAAACATCGGCAAAAGCAACTGCAAGGTTTCCGCCTATTTGTGCAATTTCAGAGCCGATATTAAACATATCTATCAGATAGTTTTTTATTCTTTGCGTGTTCTGCTTTAAAAACTTCTCGATTCCGCCTATAATGTTTTGCGCAATTGTTAATCCGATTCTGGCAAATGAACCGGAAACTTGTCCAATTGCATATGCAAATGAATCAAAAAAATTATTTGCTGCTTTGGTAACTTCTGGATCAGTGAAGATATCTTTTAAAGATTTCCATATGGAATTAAGGTCTTTCTTTATTCCGTCAAAAATCGGCTCGTAATCTCCTAATCCATCCCAGAATCCTTTTGCGATCAACTTAGCCAACTGTTTAAATCTGTCGATTATCTTTTTTAGCGGTTTTGACATTTTATCAAGAACTGTCTCACCCTCTGCCAACTTTCCATAATCAACATTTTGTACAGCATCTTTCATCTGGTCTGCAAGTCCGCCGGTTGTACCCGGTACTTTTGACGATGAATCCGCACTTTTATCCGTTGAGTAATTATTTATTTCGTCGAGAGGACTAAGATATCCTTTTGCCGCCTTAGTAGCTTTCTTGGTTGCGTCCGCTGTATCATTTGTTGCATCTGCCAGCTTTTCGGCATTGTCGGCAGCGTCTCCGTATTGATCTGCTGTATCAGCCATCGGGTCCGCTCCAACAAGGCCTGCACCACTTGCGCCTGTCTGGCCAGATGATTTTTTGCCAGTGATAAGTTCTGTAAAGCTTTTAAATGCATTTGCCAGTGTTGCTAACTTACCGAGCAAGATATTGATAACTTTCAGGACAGGAGTGAAGAGATTGATTAATCCCTGTCCAACTGTTGCCTTGAGAGATTGCAGCTGTAACTGCATCACTCGAACCTGATTCGCCCATGAATCAGATGTACGAATGAAGTCACCAGATGCGGCAGATAACTGTTTCTGCACAAAAGCCAGACGAAGAGCCACTTTCTCCTGCTCGGTCATGGCGGATGTGGTTTTCCCGTATCCATTAGCCAGTGCATACTGGTCAAGTGCCGACTGGGTCATTACCACGCCGAGGTCCTTGAGTGTTTCCGTTTCGCCCGTAAAAACGCTCTTCAACTTTATGAATGCTTCTTCCTGATCGAGATTATAGAAAGATGCAACATCGCCTGTAAGCTGAGTCAGCTGAGTAGACATATTATACGCCTGCTCCTCTGAGAATCCGAAGGCTTTTGCCATAGCTCCAAAAGTACCAGTGTATTGTTTTGCCATTGTTTCGGAGAGCCCGGCAGATGTTATAGCGTTTTTTGCAAATTCGTTTACCTTTTCTGACATGGTTGTAAATGTAACATCAACCACATTCTGCACTTCTGACAGATCAGATCCGAGTTCCAGACATTCTTTGCCAAACTGGGCCAGTTCCCCAATTGCGAATGCTCCGCCAATCAGTACGCCTATTTTTTTTACTACGCTGTCAAGTCCGTTAAAAGACCGTCTGATTGCTGATACGCCGTTTTGTACACCTGATGTGTCCATTCTGGTATCAATAATGACTGAGCCATCAGCAGCCATGTGTCCACCTCCTAACTATTTGAGGTTCAACATCTCATTCAGCTTATCTTTATAAGCTTGCTCCTCGTCGCTGAGACGTGTTTTTATGTCAATAATATTCTTGTTTTCCTGATAGAATTTCTTTTCCCATTTATCAAGTTTTTCGCCCTTTGCTTTTTTTGACCGGATTCCAACTACGGTATTAAAAAGGCACTCGCCAGACTCCATAAAATATCCGAAGAACGTCCACCAGTGCATATAAGGTATGGATCTGATTTCTTTACCGGCAACCTTATTTACAGCTGGAACAATCATATCTCCATCCTGTTCCCAGTCCATCAAACGAGGTTTCGGCTTATTCGGACTATCGTCAGCTTGACCACAGTCAATAAACTCGCAGGCTTTCTGACAAGCTTCTGTAAGATGTTCCGGGGGTATACTTTGCCAGTCCTCAAACAGAATCTGTAGCATAACAACTGCTTTTGCCTGCTCGTCCAGTTCTGGGTCATTCATGGCTATGAGAATATCTATAATCACTCGAAAATCCGTCCTGATAGAAAAATCCACCCCACTGATATTTAGTGAGGTGGGCAACTCATAGGCGGTCATTTTGTATACTTCTCCGTATACTTATTGACTGCTGCCTGCATTTTCTTTTTTCTTTTTTCGATTTCCGGTGCGATTGCTTCTGCGATCTTATCAAGAACAATATAAGCGAATACCTGACCATTGCCGAATACAGTGGTTGCCGTGATCGGCTCTTTGAACAGGTCTTTTGATGCTTCATATCCGAGTAGATAGTTGATTTTGTCCTCAATCTGTCTATTCAACTCTGCCATCTCTTTACCAGATGTGACTTTCTGAATAGAATCTTTGAGCTGCTCAAAATATTCTGCCAGCTCCTCCGCACGTGCCGCTACATTGATATCAGTCGGGTTCAGTTTGAAAGAAGAAAAAACTTCGTCTTCATTGTTGGTGAATGTGAAAATGAGAATTCCATCATCAATTTTGGTGTTAATTATTTTTGCCATTTGGCGTGCCCTCCTTGTATATGCGCTTATTCGCTGTCGGCTGTGAATGTACCGGAACTGATATCAAATTTTCCTTTGACACGTTCTCCAACGTAGTTCACGGTAAACGGAATCTGATAGCCGGATGTATCACCACCATAGGAGGTCGGTACAACGTAGCAGTCCTGCTGATATGCTTCATACTTGCCTGCTGTAGCTTCTGTCCAGAGATGAACTTCAACTGCTTTTGTTTTGAGATTATCGTCTTTGAGACGTCCATCTACGATCTTCTGTAATGCTGTGAACAGATCAGAAGTGGTATCTGCATAGAACGGATCAGCGTCAGAAGAAACCTCGTAGCCATTATGTTTGAATGTGGATTCTCCGAGAATGTTTTTAGATGTTTCAGTGTCCGGATTGAGTTCTACATTGTACTCTTCCAGATCTTTTCCAAGACGCTCATACTTTGGCGTCAGCCCTCCGCAGAGGGAACCTGCGTCGATGTAATGAGCCATATATTTACGGTCAATCTTGCCTGTAACTGCCATAGAAATGTCCTTTCTGCCTATAACTTCAAGGCTGTGTAGGTTAGCGACTATCTCCTATTGATAGCCGGTTGTTACTTGTTATATTACTTCATAAGTGTTTTCGTAGCGTACTGACAATGGCAATAACCAATCCTGTACGCCGTTCTCCTGCGGCTCTAAACCATAGGAGTTATCACGGGTGATACGTTTTATCACTCGCCCCTGCGAAAGCTCTGGAAACGCATTTAAGCGTGCCTCAGAGCCATTTATAATAACTGGTTCCCGGCATATCCATTTACCGAGATTGTCAAGGAACTTCTGAACAGATAGTTTCTGCCTTTCTTTGTCAGATGCTGTACGATATACCACGTAAAATGGGTACTGACATACCTGATGCATCGTTCCGCAAACGTCTTCTTTCTCTGAATAGATCAACGCCCCGTTGTCTGCCGAGAACGCAATTCCTGATTCTTTGCCGAGTTCTTCAAACTTGATTGTTTCATTTTCGTATAACCCTGGATACTGGTTTAGAAGTGCTTTCATGGCATCTGTCAGAATCTCATATCCAGTTGCATCTTTTCCGATAGGTTTATCCGCCATGTCTGCCACCTCCTGCCTGTGCTTTTACTTTACGAATCCATGTGTCGCCGTATTGTCGTTTAGCGGCATCGAACCACTTTGCTTGTGCCTGTGGGTGAATTTGTTTGGTGTATTCAAGATTTTCCTTTGCGGCTGTCTGACCAGAAAACTGACTAACAAGAACTTTCTTTGCTCCACGTCTTGCGTAGGGACTTCCAGTTGCTTCATCAACCATTCCTTTCCCCTCGTACAGAAAACGCCCATAAGGAGCCGCCGCCGCGCATACTTTCCCAGTTCCTTGCAAAGATGTACTCTCAACTCTTGTCCGATTGATAAAATTTCCGGTAATCATTGGCATAAATGGAACCATGCTGTCCATAACCATTCCGTCAAGGAGATACTGGGCTTCTTGATACTGTCTGGAAAACCTGTCCATATTCAGCTTGATTTTCATATCTCCATCGACTATGGAGAATCCTTTGAAATGATGAATCTTACTCATATTACTTACCCAGAATCTCAAAATGTGGAATCAGCGTATACGGACCGCCTACACTGGTAATCTTAAACACGTTGTCCTTGTTCTCATTCATGTACTGGTAGAATCCATTCCGATAATCACCATCAGATACCGTTCCACCAGTCCACTCACCCTCCCAGAAGAATGATTCATCTGAGAATGTAATAGTGTCTTCCAGAGCGTTGTTAATCTGCCTTTTCCACTCTTTAACTGGCACCCATGGGAGAATCTTACCATTCTTGTCAGTAATGATTATATCGCCATTCTGAACAGTATAACGAATGTGTAACTGTGCGTTGTCAGTTGCGTCTGGTCCGTACTTTTTAAGAATTGCCCCCTTGTCCGTAATGAGGTCAACACCGGATAAAACATGAGGATACCAGTATGCATCTCCTGTCGTGGCTGATTCATAATAATCAAAAATCGTCACAGTTTTGCTATACATGATACCTCTCCTTAATTATTCTTTCTGCACTGTCTGCTTAATAACCTGATTCACACCAGTAGCCGACAATCCGTTAAACATACCGACTGCAACCGCCGTGATATAGTCCGATGCCGGGAAATCCGGGATAACTCCCATCCCGACAGCTCCGAGAATTCCGCCAATAACCGCCATGATTACCGGAATCCATTCATCAGAGATTCTTTTTGATGCTTTGCAGCCCATTCCTACGATGTAGCAGATCATAACGATTGCGATACATGAGCCAAGTGTTGAAATGTCCATCTTTAACCCTCCGTATAATCTTCAATAATGGTCTCAATGCCATACTCGATAGCGCAAGTATTCTCAATCTTGCATCCTCTGAATTCGTCCCATCCTTTAGCGAAAAACGCCACATCAGCTTCTGCCAGAAGTTTAAGGGATTCGCCCAGATACCAGAGTGGCTTTGCGTCAGCTGGTGCTGACTGGAAGAAAGAATCAATTACTTCTACAGGCTCGCCAATCTGCTTCTCTGCGCTTTTGATTGCTTTTTCTCTTACTGCAAGGATTTCTTCATCTGTCTTGTCCCTCATGGGTTGAGAAATAAATAACTTTTTCATATCAATTACACTCCTGCATATAAAATCGGTATTCCATCATCCGTCCTTACTCCCATCAGAAGTGGCAACACTGTCTTTAAGAGCAAGTCGTTCGTTTTCTGTATATCTCCGGCAGCGGCATACACCGCGCTCCATTCCTTTGCACTCGCTCCAACCTGCTGAGGCGTTGCGTAAGAGATGGATTCACTGCCAGAGCTTACAGAAGTTACAATGCCTGTCGTGCTACCACCGGACCCGATTGCGGTTGATGTACCGCTCACAGCGGCATTGGTAGCATTCTTCTCAGCAAGCTCAATCTGATACATCAATTCAGCCAGTGAACAGACCGCCTTTTTGATACGCTTCTGTGAGCGTTCATTTTCCGGCAGTCCGTCCACCAGTCTGTTAAATGTCATCGTGTCTATAAAATCACTGGCTCTTTCTGCCAGCCGTGGAAAGTCAGCTTCTGGCACGACATTGCCGAATGATTCTGTATAGAATTTATAATCTGCATGAGCCATGCCAGTTACCTCCTGAGATCATCATTTTGCTGTTACAGTCGCATGTCCGGCACTAAGTGCCTTGTAGGTGCTGTCACACTCAACCACCGTGATAACCTGCCCTGTTGCTGCTGTAATATCGGATTCGCCATCCCATGCGCTCCAGTTCTTCACATTCTGTCCGTAGTCTACGGCAGTCTCAGAAGATGCAACTTTGTATTTATATGCATTCCCTGCGTTTGCTTTTGCCGGAGTAATGGTTACTTTTGTATCTCCACTCTTACTTCCTGCTGCGGAGTTTACAGTGAGGGTTCCCAGTGTCTGAGTTGTGTCGATAGTTCCGACAGCAACAGCGTCAATATATTCTGCAAAGAGGGTAAGCCCCATGATTGCGAATGATTCAGACACTGCTGTGTGGTAATTGCCCTGTGTATGGAATCCGATCAGATTTGTTTCACCGGATACAGTATATACAAGACCCGCTTTTGCGAAATCAGATTCGTTCGGGTCAACATAGTACAGAACGATATTTTCAGCAGGTGTAGCGATTACTGTTCCTCTCGGAATTTCACTGTCAGACAGTAAGAAAATCGTATTGAATCCCAGGAAGTCTTTCACATACTGGAAGCCGAACTGGTTCTGAATAGAAATCCCAGCTGCTCCGATATACTCGTACACGTCCAGAATATTTACAAACCCAACAACGCCAGTTACATTTCTATGCATTTGTTTGAATTTGTTTTCTACACGACCTTTAGCCATTGCCAGAGCCATCTGGAAAGTGGTTTCCGTGAATGAGAGAGTACCTGTTTTCAGATAGTTGTAAAATCTTTCAGTAACATTAGTCTGAAGCTGGAAGAGGAATTCATCATCGGTCATCTGAACAGCGTTCTCGTAACCGTGATCTTTGATTGCTTCGATAGATACAGCCTTTGCGTATTTCTCGATAGTCATTTCTGCATAGGGTTTTTCTTTTACAACGAATTTGCTGTAAGGGATTTCCTCACCTTCACCAACATTTCCGTTCTGTAATGTACCCTCTGCATATTTTGATTTAAGAACCGCTCCGGGCGTCTTTTTGATTGGACGCATGATACCAAGTATTTCACGTAAGTGTTCCCAGTTTCTTTCGAATCTGGTAACAAAATCAATCTCACGTGCTTTTACCTGAATATCATTTGTCATAATAAGATTAGCTTTTGCTGCCATATAAAAAATCCTTTCTACCCATAATTGTTAAGGTATTGGGTTAGCGGCTATACTCTGATGTATAGTCGGTGTAAAAATCACTGGAATAACTGGATGTTCTGAGCAATTGCGGCCTGTCTTTCGGACGGGTCTTTGATTGCTTCGATATCTTTCTTTGTCATGCTTCCCGGTGTCCACTGCTGTCCAACATGCGTTGTAAATCTTGCCTGATTCTGCTGAGCCTGCTGCTGAGATTCATCCACGAAAGCGGATGCGTCAGACTGTTTCATCTGTTCAATCAGGTCGTTCAGTCCGAGGATTTTACCGTCTTTCAGTTTCAATCCGGCTTCTTTAATATCTGTCATAACAGACTTCTTAGCCGCTTCACTGGAAAATTTAACATCATCGAGTGCTGTTTTCAGAGCATCTGAGAAATCACGGTCATAGATTTTTGCATTAAACTCTTTTTCTGCATCTTTCGCTTTCTGTTTCCAAGTCTCTAACTCACTTTTAACATTTGCCGGGTCGATACCGTCAAAGCCTTTCAAGGTTTCTTCTGCTGTCTCAGCACGTTCTTTCCAGTTATCTCGTTCTCCCTCAACTTTTGACAGAGTTTTTGCTACTTCCTTTGCATTTTTGTAATTCTCAGAAAGTGCTTTCTTTACATCTGCCTGTTTATCTTCCGGGATTTCGATTCCAAATGATTTCAATGTTTCAATAAGTTTCTGCATATCATCCTCCTGGTCGTGTTTATTGACCTGCCGCCGCAGGTAAATGGATTAAGCCAGTTAGACCACTGGCAGGGTAACTGTGGCTATTGGATTCGAACCAATGAATGAGTGTTCCTCTCCCGGAGTCAAAGTCCGGTGCTTTACCACTTGGCGAAGCCACGTAATTATGCTTTTTGGACCGCACGGCAGCCATCAGGGTAAGCAATAACCTTTTCCCATGGGAGGGCAATCCACCCAAGTCATAGGCCACCTGTATACAGATAGCGTAACTTTAAGCAGATTAATTGCAGGAGACGGATTCGAACCGCCGTTCTCAAGGGTATGAACCTTGTGAGATTCCACTTCTCCATCCTGCCATTAACCCGGATTCCCGGGTTAGCAAGGTGTTTAACGTGTCATGCCTGCCACGAGTTGTTTCGGATATTTATTTCTTTTTTAGAAAAAAAAG